AGTGGACTACGAAGGCGCAAAAACATTACGATTAACAGAAGAGTCCTGTTTCACGTTTCGTATTCCAAGATACGCGGATCTTTTGATGGATTGTTACGTCTCCGTTGCTTTGCCCAATATATGGTCGCCCATATTACCTCCTCAACAAGTCACTGAACAAACGACGTCACAAGGTTTAGGCAACATAGAACAATGGGCTCCATATGAGTTTAAATGGATCGAAAATATTGGAGCAAAAATGATTTCCAAAATCAGCATCACTTGCGGAAACTTTACACTTCAAGAATATTCAGGAGATTATTTATTGGCCGCGGTTCAGCGAGACTTTGCGGGTGTTAAAAAAACCTTGTTTGATAGAATGACTGGAAATGTTCCCGAACTAACAGACCCAGCCAATTCCAATTCTCGCGTCAATTCATATCCAAATGCTTATTACACCGAAGATTTAGCGGGTCCCGAACCATCCATAAGGGGGCGCATATTATACATTCCGTTGAACAATTGGTTTGGACTAAAGACGCAAATGGCGTTTCCCTTAACCTCTCTTCAATATAACGAATTACATATAAATATCACATTCAGACCCATAAATCAGCTTTTTGTGATTCGCGATGTTTTTGATGCGACAAACAATTATCCGTATGTAGCGCCCAATTTTAATTTGTGGTATATGCAGTTTTATCGTTTTTTACAACCGCCGCCAGATATTGCGTTAGACATAAACTCTTATGTAGACCAAAGGACGCTCTGGAATACGGACATTCATTTAAATTGCACTTATTGCTTTTTGTCCAACGACGAAGAAAGGCTCTTTGCTTTACAAGAGCAAAAGTATTTGATTAAACAGGTTCACGAAAAACGTTTTCCAAATGTAACGGGGCCAAATAAAGTTCAATTGGATTCCTTAGGAATGGTGACCAATTGGCTATTTTATTTTCAACGCAGTGACGCCAATTTAAGAAACGAATGGTCTAATTATACAAATTGGCCTTATAATTATTTGCCTCTCAACGTGATTCAAGCACCGGCAACTGGCGGCTACACCATTTACAAAACAATCAATGGAATACTAACTCCCGTTAATATTGGCCCCGGTGTCAATCCAGACGGAACCTTAACGGGTTTAGTTATTAATCAAACATATAATCCGGAAAATGACAAGCTAATATTGGTCGCAATGGGTATTTTGTTAGATGGCTCATACAGAGAAAACATACAGCCGTCAGGTGTTTTTGATTATATTGAAAAATATACAAGAACAAGCGGTAATGCGCCCCCCGGCTTATATTGTTATAATTTTGCTTTGCATTCTAACAACGCGGACTTACAGCCATCAGGTGCAATTAATATGAGCCGATTTACGCAAATAGAATTAGAGTTTACAACTATTATTCCGCCGCTGGACCCTTTAGCGCAAAGTTTGACCATTTGTGATCCAGAGACGGGCTCTATTATAGGCGTAAATAAGCCGACTTGGCGTATTTATGACTACAACTATGATTTACATTTGTTTGAGGAGCGTATTAATGTGGCGAACTTTATTGGAGGAAATGTAGGATTAATGTATGCGACATAATAATATATTGTAAAATAAAATCTACTGTATATAAATATATAATTATATATAATTATATATAATGGTGTATAAATATAAAACCAAAAAAGTAAGAAATCAAAAGGGAAAAGGTATATTAACGCAGGGAATTAAAGTTGTACCTGACTCAAGAGATAGAGGACCGAAAATACCATATATAAAAAAATGTCCAGAAGGTTTTGTAATGTGTGATCAAGATGAGGTTAATTATAGTTTATGTGTTCCAAATGATAGACCAGAATTATGTAGTGATCCAAATTATGAGTTCAAATATGTTCCTCCAGACGAAACAGACAGAAACGCAATTAATCCGAGAAATCGTTTAATAAAAGAAGTGGACGGAAAAGGACCAATACAAGACCCTAGAAAACCAGTCAAAGCGTTTGAGATTGAATATGATGGAGAAGAATATAAAACGGAAGATCCAGATAATCCCGCTATATTATTAAACACACTTGTTTTGATGGATGAAGAAAAAGGCCGTTTAAAAAGTTATGCTCCAGAATATCATCCTACTTCTTGTGCTATACAGCAAAAAACAGAAGCAACGATTGATAAAATATATGAAAATGGTCTACATTATAGAAAACGTAAAAATGGCGATGAAATAGCGTTGACTTTTACTCCTGTTCCGTCGGAGTTTACTATTTTAACACAAAACGCATTGGGACTTTATAGGGGAACGTTCGGTCAAGTGCCCAAAATCCATTCAGCAGATGAAGCAACATATGATTTAATGAGACTTAGAACGGCATCGTTCAGGGATTTTTTGAAAAGAGTCCGTCCAGATTTTGTATGTATTCAAGAATCAACAAGGACATTTATAGACTTATTGGATAAGGAAGAAATAACAACTATGTATCCATATTTATATCCAACAGAAGAAGAAATGGCTTTTCAAGAGGCAAATGGAGCAAATGCGACAACAAGCATGTTATCCAAATATCCAGCAAAAAGGGCAACAACTTATATGCTTCAGGGAAACTCCAGTTATTATAATGCGTTAGGAGTGTATGAGTTTGATAACCTAATTGTATTTAATGTGTATATGCAAGCAGGCTCGGAAATATCTCCGGGGCAAAAATATAAATGGGAGAATTATGCGAGATGTAGACGACAGCAGTTAATGTTTATTAAACAAAAAATAGACGAAGTAGATAGAAAAGCCATAGTTGTATTAGGTGACTTTAATTTTGAGTTAAACTCAATAGCGTATACAGGTGTAAGAGATGCTAATAATCATTTAATATATGATCCATTAGCATCAGATATGAAATGGTCTGAGCATAAGTTTTTAGTCGGTCCAAGAGGTTTAAACTTGTATGATTCGTATAAAGAATTGCATAACAATGACCCAAATAAAATAATTCGGGAAGGTTTAACGGAAAATACGGCTATAAATACGTTTCGTTATTTGAGTAAACTAGAGGAGAAAGCGTTGCGTTATGATGGGATATTTTTTAATGATTTGTTAATCCCGTTAAGGAGCGAAGTAGTAAATAATGTGCCTGTCCATTTAAATGTTTCGTCTTCTCCATTATTTGTTTCAAATGGTATTACAGATTATGAGGCAAATGTAGAAAAATACAATAGAGAATATGGTGAATATATGGTATTTAATCCAAAAGGCAATGTAGAGGCGGATGAGAAAAAACGCGAGTTCTTTGAGACGGAAAAAGGCGCGGAATTATTAGAAAGCGGTTATGAATTATTTGTATCGGATCATTTTGGTGTGATGACAACATTTCGTTTCAAACAAATGGGAGGCAAAAGAAGACGACGAAAAACGCGCCGTTATAGAAAAAAGCGGTCTAGAAAAACGTGTAAAAGGTGATTTTCGTATGCGTCTTTAAGTTGAAAAATAAATACTATAATTTTGAACTTAAAGAACCGAACAAATAATATATTTCTTTTCGAACTTAAAGAACCAAACAAATATTACATTGCCGAATTAGACGCAGGAGGTGTCGTCTCATAAAACTCACCTGTCGCCGAAATGGTAGTAGGATATTTGGGCGCATAATAAGACAACTTTGTTAAAGGTCCATCTTCGTCTTGGATTTGTTGTGACAAGCCTTGGCTATATTTATCCGCTGTTTCACGCCTTTTATTATATAGTTGTAAACCCGCGTTAAACGCAGGTGTCCACGAATCTTCGCCTTGATATGCCTTTTTTATTTGGGCATTTTTAGAACCCGGATACGCCTGTGCTAAAACGTTATTTTCACCATCGTAACCCGTAGTCAATGGACTATAAGTTAAACCTTGTTGCCCCAATTTTCCAGTTGCGTCGTAAGGCGCTACATCTTTTGTCACACAACTACTTTGCGGAGTTTTGCCAGAATTACAACCTTGACAATCTATATCGCTTGTACATTGCTCTCGCGTTAAAGCACATTGTGACTTAGGACCGCAAAAGTTTTGACAACTGACTGGGTCTGTTAAAGGTAAATCCACTGTGCGACTATAAAGTGGTGAGTTCCTGTCATTGTAATCTATAGTCGCATCTTTTGGATAAGGAATTATTTGCTGTGAATATGTTTCAAAGTTTGTTAAAGGTTCTCTTTTTTCCTCATAAAAACGTATACAAATGGATGAACCATATTTTACAACGAACCAAAACAAACATAAACTAACAAAGGTATATAAAAATGTATATTTATAGTTTAACGCCATATATTATATATATTTTAGATTATAGTCTAAAAAATATAGTCTAAAATATAGTCTAAAAAAAGTATATTTACCAGAAATAAATATATATTTATTATAACAAATGTCCACAACAGAAGAAACAAATGCGATTGATGAAAAAAAAACAGAAGAAACCAGTTTTGAACCTAATTTCAAAGCCTTTGTTAAAAATTACTTATCTAGCATCCTATTTACCATAGGCTTCTCCGTTTTTTTTATAGGAACAATCGGATTATACTATACAAAGGTAGCACAAGCCAATTTACTTCCTGACGACATTGACCTAGCCCCTTATACAACGATTGACCGAATAGTCCAAGACATACCCATAGACATAAACATAATGAGACCCTTTCCTTGGTCGGAAAACAAAGAAACCCTTTCTCAAAAAGCCGT